GAAGCCGGGAGCGTCATGCTTGCGGTCCTCTCAGTTCAATATCGACGGTCGCGTTGGCGAGCGTGTTGCTGGCATTGTAGACCTTGAATTCAGCCGCAGGCTCGCCGTTCACCGTCTGCGTTTTCGAGATCAGTTCCCACGACCAGCCCGCGCCGACGTTCTGGAGCGCGAGGATACGCGCGGTGCTGATCGCCGCCAGCTGGCCGCGCGCCCCGATCTTGAAATGCCCCGCCGCAACCGACGAGAACCACGACGCCGTCTCGGTCGCCGTGTTTACATCCTCGTAGGTGTCGGTGTAGCTGGACGACGAAATGATCGTGGTCAGGCCGGACAGAACCGGCGTCGTGTCAGACACCGAGGCGCGGATCTGGACGTAACGCTTGCCCTCGGACAACGCGAGCGCAACCCATGAGCCGGTGACGGTGCCGTCCGCCGTGGTGCCCACTTTCATTTCGAGCGTGACGGTGCCATTCGCCACCGCTGTCACCAGCGGCGTGAACGTCACATCGGCCCCGAGGTCGAGCACCGGCGTCTCGTATCGAATCGGGCTGTTGTTGGTGAGGATGTTGTCCCAGGTCGCTGGCAACGAGGACCACGCACTCGGGAGGTTCGACCAGTTTTGGCTGCTCGTAGCGTGCAGCGCGTTGTCGGTGTCGAGGAAGCACGAGGTCTTCGTGCCGGGCCACGCAATCGATTGCTCGATCCGCTGGAGCAGGACATCTCGCAGCGGCGGATCGCCGAGCACGGCGGACGCGATGAAGCGCGCGTCGGTGCTTTCGTTCCCGCTGCTGTCCACCGTCTTGATTGCGAACCAGTACGTCCCCGAGGCCAAGTCCGCCGTCTCGTAGGGCGACGAGATGAGCAGCCCTTCATGCAGCGCCGTCATCGAGGACCAGTCGGTCGTCGAGGTGGTCTTGTATCGGATGCGGTAGCCGCCGCCCGACCGCACATCCGCCGGAACGGTGGCTAGGCTCCAAGTGAAGCGCCGCGTTCCATCCGCGATGCGCGCGACCTGGAACGTGTCAGGGCGCGGCGGCGCGGCCGATTTTCCGGCCACTACGTGCCCGGTGACGCTGACCCAGCCCGACACCACGCCGAGGCCCGAGATCGAGCGGACCCGCACATCGTAGGCCGTGCTGTCCTCAACTGGCGCGACGTAGCCGACGGTGACCGACGCCGAGGACAGGACGCTATCCCAGTCGGCCTCGGCGCTCTTCTTCCAGGCAAGCTCGTAGTTTGCGACTCTGGCGTCCGATGGCGCGGTCCATGTGGCCTTGATGCGGCTGATGACCGATCCCTCGGCCAGCTGGAGGATCTCGGCGTCGCCGGACGCCAGGACCAGCGACGACGGCGCAGACACGCTGAACGGATTGGGGAGGTCGGTGTCTGGCGCGGGATCGACCTCCTCCTCGTCGGTCGCGGCGGTCCAGTCGTACACGGTGGACGCGATCTCCCGCAGATCGAGATCGACGCCGAGGCTGCCGTCGCTGTCAACCACGAAGCGCAGATTTGTCAACTCGAATGGCTTCGATGTCCACCCCATACGCGTGTTTGTCAACCCGACGACATCGCCCGGCACCAGCCGGTATGCCGTGAGCTTCGCGGCGAGTTGCACGCTGATCTGCTGCCGCGCGCGGCTCAGCTCGATGCGCGCAAGACGCTGCGCGGTGGCGGCGCTGGTCGTGAACGGCAGGTCGATATCGCGCCAGAGCCGCTCGCCGCCGTCGTCGGTGACAGCGGTCGAACTCGAGACCGGTGGGAAGTCCGAGGCTTGCCACTTGTTGTCGGGCGAGACGAAGGTGCCCTTGACCCCGTTCGCCAGATCCCGGCGGCTCAAGCGCGACGACACGCGGATCGGCCCGCGCAAATCGGCTTCGGTCAGCGTGATGGTCGGCGCGGTGTATGCGCCAGCGAAGATCGACCATGTCCCGCCGACCAGCGACGCGCGGCCAGCCATCGCGCCGGTCATCGAGGCGATGATGTCGCGCGGGCGCTGCGAGGTGTCGAACGTACCGTTCATCGTGTATCGGTCTTCGGTGCCGCCCGCCGCGAGCGTCACGTTCTCGTCGCAGACATTGGCGGCGGCGATCAGGTCCGTCTCATCGATGCGCGTGGCATAGTCCACGCCCAGGCCGCGCACCGTATCGGTCAGGTAGTCGGCCAGGCAGAGCGCCGCGTTGGCGCTCCAGGAGGTCGTGGACGTGCGCGGATCGTAGACCTTCTTGCCCTTGACGATGGCGGTGATGTTCGGAATGCCGGACGCGAACAGGTCGGAATTGTGGGTCAATCGGACGTACACACACGCGCGGCCGCGCTGCCGGTGGTCGGCGGTCCATTTGTCGGACGCCTCGGTGATCAGGTCGGCGAACGCCGTCTGCCCATCGGTGCCGAGCTTCTTCTGAATGCGCACGAAGCCCGCGTATTTCCCGGTCGCGTTGCCGCTGCCATCAAGCGGGACGACCTCGTCGTCGAAGTAGATGTCGCCGATCTCCTCGCACTCATGACCGGCCAGCGTGATGATCAGGTGCAGCTTGGAATTGCCGTCGGTAGTGTGCAGGAACGTGATCGCGCCACCTGTCCGCACCTGACCATAGATCACGCGCCACGGCGTAATCGGTTCGCGCACGGTCTGCGTGCGGGCGGCACCGGCGAAAGGATCGCTGAACTTCGGCTGCTTTGGCCGGAAGATCGACCCGGCCACGGCGGACAGCGTGATCGAGGCCACGAGGCCGAGCGCGGCCGTCGTCAACGCCGAACCGATGGACGCGCCGCCGATCAGAGCGACGACTGGTGCGACCACGAACCCCATGTCAGACCGCCCACGCGGCGACGACGCACCGCGACGGGATCATCACCAGCCCATCGCGGGCGAGACAGGCCACGCGAGACCCAACCACGACGCCGGTGATTTCTTCGGCTCCGTCCACCGACACAAGCGCCACATCGCCCCGCCGGGCCATCCTGACGTTGTTCATCGCCGGGCCGAGCGCCTTTGTCCACGCCGCCCGCAGCCCGCCATTGCTTAGAAGATACATGGTCTCGACTGCCCCGACCTCGTCGGTGTACTGGCCGCGATAGAGCGCCGCCGGGTCGGTGTCGGTCATCGCCAGGACACAGTCGGCCGCGAACAGGCCGCAATCGTGCTGACCCCAGACGAACGGCTTGTCGCGCGCCGCCTCAAGCGCGGCGGCGAGCCTGCTAGGCCAGTCCTCTCGGCGGGTCAGCATCAGCGGCCCCACGTTATCTGCGCGTCCTGGAGCGCGGCGACATAGTCGAACCCGAGGTCGCCGGGGTAATCGATCGATTGATCCTCGGGAGTATAGCGCCGTTCGCGGGCCCTTTCTAGGTCGATCAACTCGCTTTCGTAGCTGATCGAGATTGTGGCCGTGGTCGGACCGTCCTCGATGGCCGGGACGTCCAGCCGCCCCTCAAACTGGAGGACCGGGTCCGCCACGATGGAGCCACCCGAGAAGAAGGCGAGGTAGACGCGGCCGGTCTTGCCCGACCGCGCATCGCCGAGGGCGGCGGCGAGCAGGTCAGACGGGATGCCGGACAGCGAGACCGTCAGCCCCGAGGCCCGGATCTCGTTCGTTTCGTCGATGCTGGAGATCCCGAGCAAGGTTCCGACGCCGGACCAGGTCTGCCCATTCCAGGACAGGTTCCCGACGCCGGACCAGAGCCTGACCCAGCCCGAGGCGAATTCGCCCTCAAACAGCAAGCCGACCTCGACGGACGCGGCTTGCAGCTGCGCGATGACGCCAGCGGTGAGGTCGCGCGCCATCAGATAGCCTCCACCGCGCCGAATGACAGCCCGTAGATCGATGCCTCGTCTACGCTCCATTCGGTGTCGTTGGAAGCGAGACGGAACAGCCCGACGGTGTTGGTCGTCACGACCACCGCGTTATCGGCCGGGCTCTCACGCAGCCTCGGCCAGATGTCGAGCGTCATGGCCCCCGCAGCAGCGGTGGCATCGGCCAGCACCTTATAGAGCCGTGCGCCGCCGCCCGCACCGACCTGAAAATAGTCGCCACGCTTGGCGGTGGCTCCCGCCGAAAAGCCGTCGATGGTCAGCGTTTCGCCAGTCTGCCCTGCGCCGCTCACCAGCGGCGTTCCGGCCCATGTTCCGCGCGGTGACGTCGCTGCAGGGTCGCCGAGCAGGAACGTGCCCCATCTGCCGCGCAGCGAGGCCAACATGCCGATCCATTCCTCAGCGTCGGCGCGCTTCATCGGCGGGAGCGTCACATCCGCCTCCCACCACGCGCCCGAATGCCTGACCAGCTGCTGCTGGCCGGTGAACGGGCTGATCGACGCGCCGACGACATTGCGAGCGCGCAGCGAGATCGACCGGATGCCGGTCGCTGGGATCGAGAGCGGATAGGTGATCGGCATGGCTCAGGTCCCCATGGCGCTGGCAAACGTGCCGCCGCGCATCCTGGCGTCGGCCACCGCATCGACGGTCTGACGCTTGATCGCCGGCATGAGGGCGGCGATCTCCGCGCGGACGGTCTGGGCGACGCCGACCGAGATGTTGATGGTCTGGTGGACCACGGTGCCGCCGGTCTGTCCGTTCGGGATGATGCGGCCCGACTGACCGGGCATGAACAGTTCCGGCCCCTGCTCACCGACCAGATAAGCACTGCCCGCCTCGACCGGACCGCCGAGAGCGCGAGGCCCGCCGAACGGAATGCTGGTCGATCCGCCCGGCCCGCGAATGTCGCCGAGGCTGGATCCGCCGAACAGCCCGCCGAAGGCGCTGGAGAGCCCACCCATCAGCATCGATGCCAGCGGCGTCGTTACCGTCTGTCGCATCACGATGCGCGCCAGATCCTGCGCAATCCCGGCCAGCACGCCGCGCAGCTTCTCGCCGCGCAGGATCGCGTCCTCAAAAGCTGACTGGAACGTGAAGCCGAGATCGCGCGCGAGGTTCTCGTTCTGGCGTGTCTGGCGCTCGATGCCGGTCAGGTATTCAGTCTGCTTTTCGGTCGCCTTGCGGAATGCCTCGTCGGATGCGGCGACGAGTTCGTTGTAGCGTTCTTGGCTGATCACCGCTGCGTCCACAGCCTGCGCCAGAAGTGCCTGTTGATCGGCCCAGCGGCGGGTCGCGGCGGTGACTGGGTCGAGTGAATTCTCCAGTGCGGTGACATCGGACAAGAACCGCTGACGCGCACGCTCGGCTTCTTCCATCGCGCGAGCGGCGTCGCGGACGGCCTCGGCTTCGCGCTTCTTCTGCTCCTCGAACTCCTCGCCGCTTCGCTTCAAATTGGCGGTGCTTTCCTGCGCCCTCTCCTGATCCATGATCAAGCGGTCATAGGTCGAAATCAGATCGTTCAGCGCCTTGATCTGAGCCTGGATCGCGGCAACCTCCGCAGCCGACTGCCCTCCGACCACACCGCCGAACTCGGCCGACACGCCGCCAGCGAACGCCGACTGCGTGTTCTCCAGAGCGCGCCGCTGCTCGTCCAGATCCGCACGCAGATCGCGCAGACGCTCGACGGCGACAATGCCGGGCTGCGCCGGGCTGCCCCGGCCTTTGGCCTCTTCCTGGAGCTTGGCAATCGCCGCTTCAAGCGTCGAGACGGCATCGGTCGCGCCCTTCGCGGACGACGCGACTTCCCACAACTTCAGCCCGATTGCGCCGATGCCGAGAGCAGCGCCAGCAATCGCGCCGCCGACGCCAAACATGCCCAGGAACTGCGAGCCCTGTTGGACGAACGCCGTCATCGCAGATCCGCCAGCGGAGACCTGCGAAGCGAAGTCTCCGACCTGGAAGCCCGCCTGCTGCGCGATGCGGCCAAACTGCGACCCCATGCGCGCGGCCGAATTCTCGGTCTGGCGCATGTTTCTCTGGACGCTGGCGAATGCCGGCGCTGTCTGGTCTTCTGCCTGGATCCCTAGTTTCAGCGGCGGCACGGTCACGACGTTTTCTCCCGCCGGATCTTCTCGTAGGCGATCCAGCCTCGATACTCGTCAACGGTCATCGCCATCACATCGGCGACGCGCATGTGGAGCCGATCCGCGAGGCTGTAGAGCGCCATCTCCTCGGGATCGGCCCTTA